CATTCGAGGAATCAGACAAAAGATTCTTTATGGTTCCATGTCCAGAGTGCAAGATCAAACAAAGATTGATTTGGAAAAATGTTGTCTGGGATGAAGATAAACCAGAGACAGCAACCTATGTTTGCGAGGATTGCGGATCTGTAATTGATGAAGCTAAAAAGCCCTGGATGCTAAAACATGGAGAATGGCAGGCTACTGAAACTTCAGTTGAAACCGCAGGTTTCCACATATCTGAACTCTACTCTCCCTGGTCAACTTGGGCATCTATGGCTCAGAACTTTCTTGAAGCCAAGAAAATGCCAGAAATGCTTAAAACATTTATCAACACCAGTCTTGGAGAAAGCTGGGAAGAACAGGGTGATGGAGCAGAACATGAGGGGCTGCTAGCCAGAAGATTAAATTATGATGGCCTTAGCCTTCCAGAAGATATTTTAATTGCGACTTGCGGAGTAGATACGCAAAAAGATAGATTGGAAGCTCAAGTTATGGGCTGGGGTAAAAACTATGAAGCCTGGGTAATTGAATACAAGGTATTCTGGGGAGATCCAAATGCTGTTAATGTTTGGAATGAATTAGATCTATATTTAAAAAGCAGATTTAAAACTGAATCTGGTAGATCTATTAGAATATCAGCTACCTGCATTGATAGTGGTGGTCATCATTCACAAAGAGTTTATTCTTTTACCAAGCCACGCCAGGGCAGAAGGATATTTGCCATCAAAGGAGCCAGTGTTGCAGGCAAGCCAATTGTAAGTAAGCCAACATTTGTAGGTAAGAATCAAACAGCTTTATATTCAGTTGGAACTGATACGGCCAAAGAAAACATCTTTGCCAGGCTAAATGCTGAGGATGATGAAACTACACTGCATTTCCCAGCAGACTTAGAGGAAGAATACTTTAAACAGCTCACGGCAGAGAAAAGAATCACTAAATGGATCCGTGGCCGCAAATCTCTGGCCTGGAAACAAATTAGGCCAAGGAATGAGGCTCTTGATGTAACTGTTTACAATTTCGCTGCTATTTATATCTTAAATCCGAATTTTGATGTAATAGAGGACAGATTACTAACTGGTGCTAAAAACAACCAGGATCCAAGTGATACTGGATCATTTAAGCCGCCAGGATCTAACTTTGCTAATAGTTGGAAGTAATAATTACGAATAATGTTTATATTACAGCTGAGATCCTATCAATAATTCGTAACATTTATATATTTGACAAGATAAAGAATGACCTTAGTGTAAATGATTAGCTAAATCTTTTTTACACCGAGGGTTAATTGGCCAACTTATTCGATTCTACAAACTATCCCACTTCCGTTCCATCTGAATTAAAGGTGGGCGATAACTGGAACTGGGTAAATAATCAGCTAGGCACTGATTATGTCAATTCAGCCTATGCACTTAAATACGAATTCAATTTAATTGATGGTGCAACCAATGTGCATTTCCAAGTTGTTGCCGTAAACGATGGCGATAATTACAAAGTAGAAATTGCCCACGGCACAACGGCCAACTATACGCCTGGTGAATATAACTGGATTGCTAACATACATAAAAATGGTGGTGGAAGAATTAAAGTTGCAGAAGGATTTATTACAATCCAGGACAACTACCACTCAACATCCAGCTCAGTTAGATCTTTTGCAAAACAAATGCTTGATGCAATTGAAGCTGTTGCCTTAAACAGAGCAACTATGGATCAATCATCCATGAGCATTGCTGGCAGATCTCTTTCCAGAATGTCTATAGACGAATTAATGACTTTTAGAGATAGATTCAAAACAGAATACTTACAAGAAGTAAAACAGGCCAGAGTTAAAAATGGCAAAGGCTCTGGAAATAATATCAAAGTCAGTTTTGGTAGGCACTCAACTTTTAATCCAACAGATCTAACATAATGGCTTGGTACAACAATATTTTTAATCGTAAGCCAGAAACCAAAGGTTTTGCTTACAAAAGAAACTATCAAGGAGCTTCAACTGGCAGACTTTTTGCCGATTTTATTACTTCAAGCAAATCAGCAGATGCTGAGATAAAAGATTCAATCAGAACGCTAAGAGATAGAGCCAGGAACTTAGCCAGGAACGATACTTATATAAGCCGCTATTTAAACTTAATGATCTCCAATGTAGTTGGCAAGCATGGCGTTAGGATCTCATCCAAGGCCAGGAATGAAAATGGATCCTTAGATCTTCTGGCCAACAGTCAAATTGAAGCTGCCTGGAAGAAATGGGGAAAGCTGGGAATGTGTACGGCCAATGGCCGCTTATCATTTTTAGATTGTCAGAAGTTATTTGTTGAAGCTCTGGCCAGAGATGGTGAAGTTTTAATAAGACATATCAAAACCAACGGCAGCCCATTTGGTTATCAGATCCAATTTATAGAAGCGGATCATTTAGATGAATCTTTAAATTACACCTTAAAAAATGGCAACAAGATCTGCATGGGCGTTGAAGTGGACAAATTCAGAAAGCCAGTGGCCTATCATTTATTTAAAGATCATCCTTATGGTGATACATACGATATTTCTAATAAGCATATAAGAGTGCCAGCTGAAGAAATAACCCATTGTTATATGGCCAATAGGGCAGAGCAAACAAGGGGCGTTAGTCATATTGCAACAGCTATGGCCAACACAAAAATGCTATCTGGTTATTTAGAAGCCGAGATAGTGGCCGCAAGATTAGGAGCCAGCAAATCTGGGTTCTTCCATTCACCAGACGGCAATTCTTATGTTGGCGATGGCATAGAAGATGATTTTAATCCAGTGATGAATGTAGAGCCTGGAACATTCCAGCAGCTTCCAGATGGTGTGCAATTTACACCTTATGATCCAACTCATCCAACAAGTGCTTTTGAATCTTTTACAACAACAGTTTTGAGATCCATTGCATCTGGCCTTAACATTAGTTATCACGCTTTGAGCAATGATCTTACCTCGGTAAATTACAGCTCTATTCGCCAGGGTGCATTAGAAGATCGCAGCCACTTTCAATTGTGGCAAGAATTTACCATCCAGCATTTTGTAGATGTCATATTTAAACGCTGGCTTGAAATGGCCATAACAACTAAGGCCATCAACTTGCCTATGGGTAAGTTTGATAAATTTGCTGATTCAATTAATTACATTCCCAGATCATTCCCTTGGATAGATCCATTAAAAGAAATGCAAGCCAATGTAGTTGGATTGCAAAATGGGATAACAACCTATTCAGACATAGTAAGCAGCTATGGAAAAGATGTTGAAGAAACATTTGAACAGCATCAAAAAGAACAAGAACTGGCAGATCAATATGGGATCTCCACAGCTTTCCAGCCATTTGGTAACAAAGCTCCAGTGCCAGCAGAAGTATTAGGAGATCCAGAAAATGACTAACAAGTTTCAAGAGGCAATTACGCCAAATGAAGAACATCCGAGCGAGGTAAGCATGGAATTTAAAAGTGAAAATCCCATCCTCAGCGAAGCAGATGCAGAATCAATTATTGAATCTGTTGAAGTCAATGAGGGTGTTGAATTAGATGCAACAGAAAGATTATTTGACGATGAGGTAACTTATAGAACAATAGATCTCTCCAGGGCATCTTATATTGACGAAAAGGCCAGAAGGGTTCGCATAGGAGTGTCATCTGAAAGCGAAGTTGAAAGGTCATTTGGTTTAGAGGTTCTAAGCCATAAAGCAGAGGATGTGGATATGTCATTTATGGCCTCTGGAACCGCACCACTACTGAACAACCATCGAATGGATGAGCAGATAGGCGTGGTAGAAGAATTTAGACTTGATGAGGCAGCAAAAAGAACAATTGCTGTAGTCAGATTTGGTAGATCTGCTCTTGCTCAAGAGGTCTTTCAAGATGTAGTTGATGGGATCAAACAAAATATCTCAGTAGGCTACAGAGTAAATAAACTCGAACAGTCAAACAACGATGAGATTGGAGATCATTACAGGGCAAGTTGGACACCTATGGAAGCATCCATAGTTTCAATCCCAGCAGATCAATCCAAACAAGTTGGCGTTGGCCGTTCTAAATCTAACAAAACTCCAAATATACAGGTAACTAAAATGGAAAATGAAAAACAAGAAATAAATCTTGATGAAGTTAGATCTCAAAGTGCAGACGAAGCAAGAAAAGAATT